ACTCAGGCGGTTGGGCTGTGTAAGTTGCTTCCTCGCCTGAGTTATATGTAATTGTAATTGCTAGTTTCATTTGTTTGCTCCCGTTTTATTTGTTAAGCGAAGTTCTCTGTTGGCACGCCAATTACTTGGAATGATAAAGATACAGTTTGAGCATCTGGTGCAGTTCCACCAGCTGATGGCCACATTGGCAATACCTGGAAAGTAAATACTGCGCCTGATGTAGCTGTGAAAACTGTACTGATTGCTGTGTCTGGTGCTGACTCGGCAACGCCCCATAGAATCTCGCATAGAGATCCAGTTGCGCCCCAGTCGGCTAACATTTCAACTTCAAAAGTGAAGTTATTATCAGTTACCTTAAAGACTTTTCCGTCTAGTGTCTGATATGTCTGGCGATCCATCTCACCAGTAAGTGTTGCGGTTGTTGCTTGTGCATCGAAATTATTACCGCCAATAGTGAAGGTAATATCTCGACCGGTAATAACTGTCGTTGGCATTTTTCTCCTTAGATTGTTCTCTGGTAATAGGTGCTAACTCTAACATCTGCAATAAGCAAAGTTGATGCTCCTACTTGTGTAACTGTTGGTCTTTCAACCGAACTGACAATGTAGCCTGCTGGAATAACTGCCAGAACACTAATTACTAACTGCTCGATATTGTCGAGTGATGCAGGATTGCTATTATAGGCAACTGCAACTGTGATGGTCATATTGACCTTAGCGCGAATGTTTGATTTGCTGATTGTTTCGAATTCTAGGTATGGTGAATCCGGCACAACTACAACAGCTGGCGGGATTACTGTTTCAGGCACAAATGAATAAACATTACCGGCAACGCTAGATAATGCAGTTGCTAAAGGTGTGCGAACCTGTTCAAGGATTGTTTGGTTAGGCATTATTGACAGATACCTTCAACATCTACATAAGGCCCGAGAATTCCAATTACGCGTGAGTATAAACTGCGACCCATTCTGTAAGGTGTCGCTGTAAAGTCAACGCCTTCTATTTGTCCACCTGCTGCAACTCTTGATTGAAATACTTCAACTGAAATGACAAGTACTGCTGATTTAACTGATTGATTTCCAACATAAGTTGATGCGCCTGTTAATGTGGCACTTCCGCTTGGAATGACATTTGCTTCAATAATATCTGCGTTTGTAATACTAGCTGAAAAAGTATAGTCGCCAAGATTATCTGCTAATACTGTGCGAGTTCCATTATATGGACTCAAGCAACCAGCAATAACTACCGATTGGCCTTCGGTAAATTCATGCACGCCAACTGTTGTAAATGTGGCAACATTATCTTGTAAAACTGTTTTTTGAACTGCACTTTTAAATGTAACTAACATTGGCAGAATAGTGTTTTCTGCTGTGTCAATAATTCCGTCTAAATAAGCATCGTTATACAAGGATGATGACACACCAAGCACAGATCTCAACTCGGTGGCTGTAATTATACTTGGCATGTCATCTCCTTACTCCCATTAATGGATGCCTAAGATCGGGAGCAACCTTAGGCACTCAGTTAAATTAGGCTACTGCTAGCTTGCGGAATGCGGTTGGGTAGCGATTAACTACGCAAACATATCCGTAGATACCAATTTCAATGCGTCCGTTTGCAACGATATTGGCACGAAGTTCTACTGTGCCACTCTCGTGGAATCGCATTGCTTGTGATGGATAAACCAAAGCATGCTTGGCGTTAGCATCATCACCTGTGTAGTTAGGGCTTACAACTAAATCAAGTCCAGCAACTGTGCCGTTTGTTGATCCTTGTGTAATCACGCCGGCAGCATTTTGTGGTGCTGCTGCTGCAAATAGTGGACGGGAATCAGCTGTTGCTGCAAGCAATCCAGCAAAGTCAATTCCGTTTGTTCCACCTGAAGGAGCAACCAATAGTCGGTTAGGTGTAAAGCGCATTACGCCATAGGAATCAGAAATTCCATCAACGATTGATGCGTAGATTGATGCGCCAGTTGATGCACTTGCATTCTGTGATGCAATTTGTGCAGCATATTGATCGGTCTTTTGTGCATAAGATGCAGCTAACTCACGAACCAATAATTCTGCGAATGCTGGGTCTGAACGATCAAACAACTCAACATTTACAACATTTGCTCCAGCGAACTTGACGATTGTGTCCTCTTGGAATGTAACAGCGGTGTCAGTTGATGAAAACTCTGAACCTTCTGAAGTTACTGCAACAGTTGCTTGTGTGCCCAACTTAGGTGTGAAAATTTTCATTCCTGTTGCTGGTAGTGGTGCTCGCTCAATTGAATCGATAAATGGACGGCTTGAATCAATTATGCCGATTAGATCACGCAAATAGTTTGGTGGAACAGTTCCGGTGTTCTCAGTAACTGTTGCAATCTGTAATGCTGCAAGTAGGTCACGAGCATCATTGTCGCCACCCAATGCTTTAATTTGTGCGTTTAGATATTGTCCTGCTGTAACATTTGTATCAACACGAGGCTTTGTATATGCCATGTATTGAGCAGTTACAACTGGAGCTTGTGATGCTTCTACCGCTTCGGTTGCGATAGGAGCTTCTGATGTTGTATCAGACACTTTGTCCTCCTGTGTTGTAGTTTCCTCAGCGGTTGCTTCGGAATTCTCTGGTGTTTGACTTGCTGCGACCTCAGCCACTCTTGCGCTGTCGATTGCTGGATCAGTTACCAAACTGACCTCTTGCAAGGAACTTGACTGGATGCGTAACACGCCTTCCACATTTTTCCATTCATTAATCTTTACGCCCACGCTAAAACCATCACGAAGTCCGGTAGCTGCTTCCTCAAGAGCATCATCAGCTCTAAATGTTTTGGCTAAACGAAAAGTCGCTTCCAAGCCTGAATCTGTAGCAGTTATATCAATTAACTTGCCCAATGGCTTTGTTGTTTGGTGCTCGAGTAATAATTTTACAGGCTTAGAGAAATCAATGCTGTCTTTCTCAAAAACAGTTAATCCGGCACTTGTTGAGCCTTGCTCATCCCAAGTTACGATCTTTCCTGAGATAGTTCGCTTGTTAGTGTCGGCAGCTGTTATTTCTATTGGGAAACTAATTTTCATCGAATTAGATCCTCCTCCTCTTGGATTTGCTCAACGCTCATTGCGCCAATGCGGTTTAGGATTTCATAAACTTGCGCACGCTCTAAAGCAGATCCACGCAAGAAATCATCAATGTCAAATCGAGTTTCAATTCCGTTAGGGCAAAAATCCGCAGCAGATAATCTTTGCTCAATAGCAGTTAAAATTGGACGAAGTGAAAAGTCAATCAACGCTTTTCTTTCGGCTAAAGTGTTGGTATAAGTCATGCTAGTTGTTTCAGCGGATACGAAACTTGCCGGAATGCCGCTTGCTCTGCTAATTTCCAAAGCCAAGTATTGTCTGGCTTCATTTAATTGTAATTTAGCAGGATCAAAACCTAATGCTTGTAATTCAACATCAGCATTTAAGAATGCAGTTGCTCTTGTTGATCTTGACACTCTCCAAGATTCTAAAAGTTTTGTAATTCGCTCTGGAGTAAGGTTTGTGCCATTTGACTTTAATACCATTTGTGGCATTGGCTCTTTGGCATACATCTCAGCTGCTTTTTCTAATTCTGCTGCTGCTTTAATTGTGCGACCTGCTCGATTAAGTATTCCTTCATCTAATCCGTTAAATACAATTAGCGAACCTAATCCGTATGGTGGCACTCGCTTGCCATCAACTGTGTAATACTCAATTTCTGTTGAGTTACCATTTAATGAAGCAAATACTCGACCCGGAGCAATTCTTGTCCATGCTCTAATTCTTGAAGCATCTGTGGCTGCGTAAGCATCCATTACCATTCCATAAGCAACACCATAAAGTAAAAGATCCTCAGCGATCCATGAATAAATTGCTGATCCTGCAACTCTTGGATCTGGTTGCATAATTACGCGATTTGGTCTTATGTGTTCATTTGTAAAATGATTATATTGTTCAATTGGTAAAGATCCGACTGTTGAACAAATTATATTTCTTGCACGAGCACCGCTTGGAATCGCCATGTATTGTTCACGAGTTGCGGTTGTAGTTCCAAATAGAATTCCGCCAACTAATTGCTGAGAGTTGTAAGGTGCTAATGCAGCTGCAACATCTACTGGATTTGCTTGCTGATTTGATCTTGCTGTAAATCGGTCGAATAATCCCATTAGCACATAATATACCATAAATACAAATTATCCGACTTGAATATCAATCTCCGTTTCAGGTTGTGTCGCAAAATAGGTTGCTAATGCCGAGGCGACAGCTGCACAAACTGCCACTCGACTTGCACGCCTTCCAATAACCCAACTGCCATCCCCAAATGGCAATTTGGCTGCTGAAAGTGTTTGTTGGGTCAATTCCTCCTGACCCCCATGCTGTAATCGATGGGAATTTATTGCGCCCAGCCACCGATCACAACTTTCCGCATAGATTGCGCCATCCATATCGGTTATGGGTATTCCAGCCGGAACTAGCCGACTTGCGACAGCTTGTGCAGTCCGTTTGGAATACGCCACAGTTTGAGTGTTATATCGTCTTACATAAGGAGCAATGTCATTTGCAACTGCTAAATCATTTAGGCTGTAATCATTTGACCAAGTGTGAAGCAAAACTAAATTAAATCTTTCTCCCGATAGTTTCTGAGTTGCAACTAATGCGCCAAATTTTCTATCAGGCGATAAATCAAGTCCTAGCCAAGTTGGTGCTTCCGGATCTAAAGGTATTGGATCGGTCTGACATAATCCCCACTTTTGTGCATCGATCGCTGAATTAATTGTATCTACCCATTGCGCCAAAACCTCAGTTCGCACAATATCGGGCGGGTCA